GAAGATTTCCATGTTGCTGTTTTTAAAGATAGATATCCTGTCACAGAAGGACATCTTTTGTTTGTACCGCAATATGATGCTGACGGCATCATAGCCGATGCGTTCCGAGATGCTTTACGCAAAGGTAGAGAAATGATGGCTAATAACGAATGCGATGGATTCAACATCGGAATCAATGTTGGTAAAGCAGCAGGCCAAACAGTAATGTATCCGCATGTACATCTCATTCCTAGAAGAAATGGCGATATGGCCGATCCTAGAGGCGGTGTACGTCATGTTATTCCTGAAAAAGGTAATTACAAGAAGGAGACTGTATGACAAATAAAATCAAAGAAGGTAGTAAATGGCGTGCCGGGGATAAAACATTCCATGTATTGAGTGTTGTCGAAATAAACAATAATATTTGGGTACACTATATCGAAGATACAAAACTGTCATTAAACGGCGACAAACTGCCAGGCGAAAAGGAGTACAGTTGTTTTGCTGAAAGCTTCGTCAGTAGGTTCACACCCTTTGAAAACTATTAAGATTCCGTGGTCTTCTAAACTCGACAACATACCAAAATGGGATGAAGTGAGTATCAAGATCGTACAAACATTTGGTTTACCAGGACACAAGTATCGTTGCGAAATGAGTACCGAGGCTATGATATATCATTTTGAAAACGAACAAGATTGCTTTTTATGTAAACTGATGGTGAGTGAATATCTATGAGCATAGCATTATTCTTAGGCGATAGTCATACCTGTGGGTATGTAACAGTGCCAGGACAACAAGGCCTGGAACATATACCATGTGGAACAATAACAATTATGCCGAATCATATGCTAGACAAAATAACAAAAAAACTGTTATCTATGCTGTGCCTGGAAGTTGTAATAGAGTCTACCCCGATTGGTTAAGATCTATGTTGGACAAATATCCAGATATAGATGAAGTATATGTATTGTTAGCTTATTGGAATAGATTTGTTTTAGGGTTCAATGAAACCCTATCTCCTTCTGTTTTGCCAGCTGATTATTTTACTACACACGTAATGAACAAAGACAATTTAATAGATATCTATCAAGATGTACTGTTCAAAGAAGATCGATTCCAACTATACAATAAACCCACTTATGAAGATTTTTCAAGCGGAGCATCTGTTAGTTTTAACTATCAAAATGCTTTAGTTGATCCGGATCTAAGAAAAGACAGCTTTATGAAAGTCAAATTATTCTTTGATCTAAATACACACCTAGAACAAAGAGATTTTTTTAAAGATGTATACACAATGGATAATATGTGCCATGATAGGAATTGTCGTTTATTTTTCTTTAACATGACTGATCGCATGAAGTTTCCTGATTCATTTGATTTTTATGGAAAGCTAAAAGCTACAACAGTAGCACCAATGTCTGTAGAATCGTATTTTAAAAGCAAATTCATAGATCATAAAAAATATTACATAGAAGACGGTGAGCATTACAATCAAGAATATCACGACCTTATTGCGAGCAGATTTATTCCATGGCTAAAGACTCAGTAAAAATCCTAATCGCCGGAGATAGTTTTGCTGCTAAATGGCCTGGCAAAGGTTGGCCTGATCTGTTATCTGAATATATCAATGTGACTAATCTAGCACAAGCCGGTGTAGGCGAATACAAGATTCTAGAACAGATAAAATCAGCAAATCTACAAGATTATTCTGCTGTAATCGTTTGCCATACCAGTCCTAGTAGAGTACATACCAGATCACATCCTATTCATAAAACAGGGCTACATGAAAATTGTGATTTGATATGGACTGATATCGAATCTCATAAAGATTATTTCAATAGTAGTTTGAAAGCAGCTAAAGGATATTTCCAACATCATTACGATGATCAATATTACAAAGACATTTACAGCTTGATTAGGAAAGAAATATCTAATATAATAGATATACCATACATATCTGTAGATAATCTAAAAGCTAGCACAGAGTTTAAGTTTGAAACAAATTCAATAGACTTTAGCGACTACTGGTTAGAAAATAGAGGAAATACAAACCATTTTAACGAACAAGGAAACAGTTACGTATGTCAGACATTACTAACGAAACTAAAAAGCATTGGACTATCACTTTAGAAGAAGATCCCGAAACTGGCGAATTGGTAATGCCATTGCCTGACGATGCTCTACAGCAAGCAGGATTTAAAGAAGGCGATATTTTAGTTTGGAAAGATCTTGGTAACGGATCATTTGAACTAAGAAAAAAGGTTGACAATCAAGATACAAAGGATGTAAAATAAAACAATGAGCAAAATCAAGATAGCAGAACTATTTTATTCAATTCAAGGCGAAGGACGCTATATGGGTGTACCTTCGGTCTTCTTGCGTACTTTTGGTTGTAACTTTAAGTGCGCAGGCTTTGGTATGCCTAAAGGAGAACTCAGCAATGAAGCAGATAATATTGACCCATCTCTTTACACCGAGTACAAATCGCTTCCTTTGGTGTCTACAGGTTGTGATAGTTACGCTAGTTGGGATCCTCGCTTTAAGCATCTTTCTCCCGTTTTGGATACTGATGCGATTGCCGATGCTATTGTGGATACGTTACCTTACAAAGAATGGCGCGACGAACATCTCGTGATTACAGGCGGTGAGCCGTTGCTAGGTTGGCAACGTGCTTACCCAGACTTGCTACGTCATCCTAAGATGGCAGGTCTCAAGGAAATCACTTTTGAAACAAATGGCACTCAGCCGCTAACTGAAGAATTCGCAGAGTATTTGTTAGAATGGTTGATGCCTCATCCAGAATATCACAAAGAAATCACATTCAGTGTCAGTGCTAAACTAAGTTGCTCTGGTGAAGCAAGACATGAAGCTATTCGGCCAGATGTAGTTTGTAACTACGAAACTCTAGGATATACATATCTTAAATTTGTTGTGGCTACAGAAGAAGACGCAGAAGAAGCTATCGAAACAGTAGACCTTTACAGAGCAGAAGGATTTACAGGACCGGTGTATTTGATGCCTGTAGGCGGTGTAGAAAGTGTTTATACATTGAATAATCGCCGTGTAGCAGAGCTAGCAATGAAGAACGGTTTACGTTATAGCGACAGATTACAAGTGCCGTTATTTAAAAATGAATGGGGTACATAATGAAAGATTGGTTAAAGAAAATCACAGGTATTAAACAATTAGAAGAAGAAAAAGCTCGTGCCGAACAAGAACGCACCGAAGCACTTGCTCGTGCGGCTGAAGCGCAGGCTAAAGAGGAAGAAGCTAAACTAACTCCTAAAGAACGTGCTACCAAAAAAGGCGAGCCTTGGGTAGCTGTGCTGGATACTAAAGTAAACAAAGATAATATACGTAACGGTTTTTTTGAGCTTGACTGGAATGAACAATTCATAGTACAATTAAAGCAAGAAGGATACGGATTTGACGGCGACCTTGATGAAGAAATCGTAGATCGTTGGTTCAAAGATATCGTTCGAAACATGCTAGCCGACGAAGGACAAGATACTACTCGTGGGGCTGGTTATATCAATGTTGTTCCTATTACTAAAGAAAAGTCTGCTATTTCATGAACTATATCTTGGTAGATACAGCTAACACTTTTTTCCGTGCTAGACATGTTATCAGAGGTGATGCTGATATTAAAATTGGCATGGCTTTTCATATCACTTTTAACAGTATCAAGAAAGCATGGAAAGACTTTAATGGTAGCCATGTTATTTTCTGTTTAGAAGGTCGTAGCTGGCGTAAGGACTATTACGAGCCATATAAGCGTAATAGAGCAGAAAGTCGTGCTGCGCTAACTGCGTCCGAACAAGAAGAAGATAAATTGTTTTGGGAAGCGTTTGACACGTTTAAAGAATTTATTTCAGATAAAACAAACTGTACAGTATTACATAATCCAAGGTTAGAAGCAGATGATCTCATCGCTGGTTTTATTCAAAATCATCCTAACGATAACCATATTATTATTTCTACAGACAGTGATTTCGAACAGATGATCGCCTCGAATGTAAAACAATACAACGGTGTAAGCGAAGTTACTATTTCACATGACGGATACTTTGACAGCAAAGGTAATAGAGTTAAAGACAAAAAGACAGGTGAAGATAAGGCACCGCCTGATCCACAATGGTTGCTTTTCGAAAAGTGTATGCGAGGAGACACATCTGACAATGTCTTTAGTGCTTATCCGGGTGTGCGCACAAAAGGCACAAAAAGTAAAGTCGGTCTGCTAGAAGCATTCGAAGATCGTAACAGTAAAGGATTTTCGTGGAATAACCTCATGCTACAACGTTGGGTAGACCACGAAGGAAAAGAACACAGAGTGTTGGAAGACTATGAGCGAAATCGTAGACTTATAGATCTTTCATATCAACCTGATGATATCAAAGCCATCATCAAAGAAACTATCGATCAAGCTATTGCTGCCGATAAAAATATCAGTCAGGTTGGAATTAGGTTGATGAAGTTTTGTAATCTGTATGATCTTAAAAAGATCGCAGATCAAGCCAACCTATATGCTGAACCACTCAATGCGAGGTACACACAATGACAGAATTACATGCTAAACCAATTATCGAAAATAAGTTTTGGATAGTCGAAAAAGATGGCAATAGATTTGCTACACTAAGAAAGAACGAAGATGATCGTTTTGTTCTTAGCAATGAGTCAGGTGTAAAAATCTATCCTAGTAAAGAAAGCCTAACTAAACAGTTTGGTAAAGATTTTTTTATCGCCAAGATTGTCAAGGAATCTAGAGATTCAGAAGAAAACGAAGTACATGGTTTTCCAACTAGCGTCAAGCCACATAACGCCATGTTTGACATACAACGTAAACTACCACTGTTTACCAAAAGTGGCGACAGCAAGAGTTTATACTGTTCTGGCTACTATGTGATCCGATTCGATAAAGGTTGGGTCAAAAGTTTCTGTCCCAAGTTAATTACTTTACAAAGATACGAGTATAAAGGTCCATTCAAGACAGAACTGGAAATGAGACAGGTATTAGCAAATGTCTCAAAATAAACTACCCGATACCTTTCCTTCTGTAGAAAGATTCATACAGCGTACCATACAAGCTGAAAAGACTAATCAGCGAGAGATTCGCATGACTCTAGAAGAAGCTAAGGATATAGTAACTGATCTTAGTATCTTGACTAGTAAATTGGGTAAACACATAAAAGAAATACACGAAAAGCTGGATAAAATAGCTGTACAAAGCAATCAAGTGTCTATTAATATGGACGGGGGAACTTTTTAACGGCATAAATATATGCGTGTATTATAAATCGAGAAACGCATGAGTAGACCAAAACCCAAGATACTTTTAGAGTATGCTAATAAAGAAAACTATAAGGTAGAACAGGTTCTTGAAGCTGAAGCTATCTGGGCGGTCTTTTATAAAGGAAACCCCTTCAATTTAAAGAGCGGTAGTTTGGTAGCCAGTTATCCAGGACCAAAATACAAGAAGGTAAGTTTTTCTAATCCAGGACACGCTCACAACCTTGCCAAGAAACTGAACAAGATGTTTAAGTCTACCGACTTCCAAGTTGTTAAACTAACATCCGGTGAAATTCTTGGCAAACAATGAACAAAGATAGATATACCAAAATATTTCTAACTGCGGCTGATTTAGTTTCAGACGATGAAGCCGTAAAGGCAAAAAGAACAGAATGGTGGTATAATAATCGAGATCAAGGTGGCCTAAGATTGACAGAAGCAGGGTTGGATTTTGTCATAGAAAAAGCTAAAATAAAAACATACAACATCAAGTTCCCAGGAACATTTTCAATCACTCCACAAATCTTAGTATGGTTAGATCGTTTCATAGACTGTCCATTTTATCTAACAAAAAAAGACATAACTGTGCTATCAGAAAAATCAGCATTTGAATTATATCTATTTTCAGGCGATGTTAAAAAAATGGGATATTCGAAAGCTCTAGCCAAAAGATTAAGCCAAGAATCCCTAGAACAATAAACATAGGATTTAAATATATCATGATGATAGAGCTCAACCCCCTGAATGTCATACAGGAAAGAAAACTTTCTTGGTGTCCTCCGCATTTTAAAACTGCGAAAATAAAAAGCCAAGACACTGGTTGGTGGGCTCTTGGCACGCCAGCCAACGATCTAGAAGACTGGATTACATTCAGATTACAGGGAAGATATTGTATCATAAACACACCGACAGAATCAGGGGAGCAATCCACTTTTGTTGGTTTTGAAGATGAAAAAGAACTAACATACTTTATGTTGGCTTGCCCACACATTTAAGGAGATAAAAATGGCAGAAGAAAATAATACACAGACTAACGAAGCACAGGCCACTCAGCCTACCAATCAATCGGCTGCGCCTGACTTAACTATCAACGATCTCAATGCTGTACGCACCATCCTGGATGTTGCTACTTCGAGAGGTGCTTTTAAAGCGAACGAATTAGAAGCCGTTGGTAAAGTTTATAACAAATTAAACAGCTTCTTGGAAAGTGTAACACCAGCTACACCTAATCAAGCAGCACCACAAACCCAAGGATAATATCATGACCACAGCACTAAAACACGTGGGGCGATTAAAAGATACAAAACAAAAGGTCCTAGTAGTGTTTAAGACCATTCCAGACGATTTCTATAATTGTTTGGTAGCTAGTACATCTAACTTTAATGACGAAGATCATAATTCTATCATGACCGTCGTAGAAAGCACACAAGGACAAGATGCTTTTGAATTAGGTGAAGTACTAGCCAATCGTTATTTTAGAGATGGCAGACCCATGCTGGCTTCTCTACATCAAGATGGCAAGTTAGTCAAGATTCCTACAAGTAGGATAGAAATGACTCCGACTACTACCGATGTGATCAATTTAGATGAACTAAATGTTATGATCGCAGAACAAAGAGGAACACCAGTTCCTAATAAAGGAGTAGAAGTACAAGAATTAGCCAGAGTACAAGACATACCAAATACTGCCGATAGCGCACAACCGTTGTCTGATAAAGACCTAGCACGTTCTTATCGCAGTCAAGCTGATGCTATGTATAAAGAAGCAGCCAGACTACGCAAACAAGCAGACGAATTAGATCCGCCTGCTAAGAAAACTGTCAAAGCTAAAGAAGAAGTAAGTGCCTAAAAAATTTTTTAAGCCGCCCGCAGATGTCGTCAAGGAGTGGCCCGAAATATTCGAAGATATGTATATGAGCAGCATGCCTGTAAAATACATACGGGGAGTCGAAATAACATTCGACGACGGAAGAGTTTGGGCCATAGACATCTCAGAACAGTTAGATTTAAGAGATGAAAAAGAAATCTTAGATAAGCTATTTGCTGCTTTCAAAGACTATCAAGAAGAAATACTAACTGTTAATTTCCAAGTCGATATTTCAAAATTGAAAACCGACGTAATAGATTCAACGAAAGGCCTATTGGACGACAAATGAATGTTAAACTGGTTTCCTATTCTCAACCAACAGCAGAGTTTGCGAACATGGGCATCTCGGATGCGCAGGAACTCATTGCGTACTGCGCCCGTGTGTCCAACCCAAGCAATCAATTTAACACCGAGACATCAGAAAAACTCATCAGATACTTGGTCAAACACGCACACTGGAGCCCACTCGAAATGGTCTCAGCCTGCGTTGAAATCACAACCACCCGGGACATTGCCAGACAGATCTTGCGACACAGAAGTTTCAGTTTCCAAGAATTCAGTCAACGCTATGCTGACCCAACTAAAGATCTTAAATTCGTTACAAGAGAAGCTAGACTCCAAGACGACAAAAACAGACAGAATAGTATCGAAGCAGATGATCCAGAGTTACAAGCATGGTGGGATGCCAAACAAAAATGGGTCATTGAACAAGCTCGCATAGCCTACGAAGAAGCTATCAATAAGGGCATGGCAAAAGAACAGGCTAGAGCAGTATTGCCAGAAGGTCTGATTGAAAGTAGGCTATATATGAATGGAACCTTGCGCAGTTGGGTACATTTTATAGAATTGCGTTCAGGTAACGGAACTCAAAAAGAACATAGAGAAATAGCCAAAATGTGTGCTCAGGTTATTGCTCAAGTGTTTCCAATGAGTGTACAATATATACAAGATTAACTTTAAGGAGAATATCTCTATGTTAGCAACAGGTACATATAGAAGTGCGGATGCCATTAACTCTGCTATGTTGAGAGTCTACAATCACATGCTCAGTGCTGTTGTGATTTCTGGACTGACTGCCGCAGGTGTTGCCAGTTCACCCGCATTATTGTCTTTCTTTTTTACAGGCCCAATGATGTGGGTTACACTATTCCTGCCGTTGGTTTGTATCTTAGGATTTGCCTTTGCTCAAGAAAATTTGAGCAAGACAGGACTACAACTATTCCTAATGGCATTTGCTGCTCTTATGGGGCTTAGCCTTAGTGCTATGTTTGCTGTGTTCACTTTAGGTTCAGTAGTCAGCGCATTTTTAGGATCGGCGGTTCTGTTTGGTACCATGAGCTTTTATGGTTACTTTACTAAACGCAGTTTAGAAAGTTTAGGCCAGTTTATGTTTATTGGTTTGATCGCTATCGTTATCGCAAGCATTGTCAATATCTTTATCGGTTCATCAGTAATGACCATGGTGATTTCAGCATTGGCAATCATTATATTCTTAGGTTTAACAGCCTATGACACACAACAAATTCGTGAAATGGTAACTATTGATTCCGACACCGGACGAGAAGAAGTATTAGGTGCGTTGACACTATACATGGACTTTATCAATCTGTTTATCAATCTATTACAGATTATTGGTGTTAAACGGGATTAAGTTTTTTACAGTAAAAATAAAATTCTGCCAATTCGGGGAACGTTTCTAAAAAATTCGTTCCCCGTCTCTTATCATGTTCATCGACAAAGGCTACAAAATCTTTTCTATTTCTATCCTGTAGTCCATCCATTCTGCTACTGAATATAGAATATAGACGTTCTAGTTTCTG